AAAGGTTACGCCTAGTCTTTTACAATAGGCCATAGCTGCTGCCCATTTTGCATGGTTGACTGCTACTGTAGCTCTTTGCTTGGCATTAGCAACTTTACTTTCTATCAAGCTTTGCTTCTTTGGCTTGATCTCTACTATTTCTGCTTTTTGATTTCCTAGCCTATCTTCGTATAATACGAAAAAGTCAGGGATGTATATAGTTTGTTTACCAGTCAATGGGTTTTTATAAGGAATCTGTATCGCTTCACTAGCCCACTGTATGATGCTATCATGGTTATCGCAGAACATCATAAATGTTAATTCCCAGCCACTGCGATATTTCGGCTCATGTTTGCCTACATATTTGTGTTTATTTTTTACCTGATATCTGCCCTGAGCAAAATTTGCCATATCATAAAACTACGTTACGTGCTACTGGTTGCACTGGTCTAGGTATGACCGATACTCCATATAAACTAGTCTTTGATTTAAAACTGTTTAGATAGTAAGCCATAGTTTGATTTAAGTCTAGCGCATTATTTGCGCCTTTAATATTTTCTAATAATTCTAAAGCATCAACACCTGATTCTTGTGCTACTCTGAAAAGAAATGCAGTAAAGTTTTCTGCTGTTTTTTGGCTTGCGCAAACACTTTTAAAATAACTTCTTACTACGTCATATTGATTAGTAGGCACGACGAGGTTTACATTGTAAAAATTATCAAATATTTTTACCGTATTATCAATAGATTCTTGCTGTGTGTATATTAATGGCATACTAATATTTATTTTCTAACTTGTATCCCTGCATTTGGGGTTTCACTTACAGGGTTAGGATTAGGAGGGTTGCTTATTGTAGGAGCACCTGCTGTACCTACTGTATATGGTGTTACTGACTTGTTAGGAATATCAAAGATGATATTTCTATTCTTACTGATAGGGCTACCGAATCCCCCTACTGATTGTTTAGCCATAGCTTGTAATTCTCGCGCCGCAGTAGATTTTAAATTAGTGTTTTTAAATGTATTAAAGGTAGTACCTGCCTTTTGTATAGCTCCTAGTATATTACCATCAGTTAAATCTTTTAATGCGCCTCCTACACCATCGACCAAACCGTTAGGTCCTAATATTGTACCATTGGCACCCGGCATAGATATAGGACTTAATCTTCGATCATAATTAGCAACATCACCGAATCCAGTAACGATATCGCCGGGCTTTCTACCATCTAATCCACCTTCATTATAGACTACAGTTTCATAATCTATAGTCATGGTATTCTTCATCACGCCGCTACCTTCTTCGTAATTATAAGTATCGTGACCGAAATTAGTGATGATAGGATTGATCAATGTGTATGCTGTGAAATTGTGTTGGTTGAAACCAAACACAGTTATATTTTGAAAGAAAGGTGCCTTGTGACCGAACTTAGGTTGATTGGTCTCGCCTATATAGCCCCAATTATCATTGCCGCTTATGCTGTCGTCATATATGTTACTGATATTATAGTCAGCCATAGTTGATTGCTGACTATTGCTGTTTCCATTATTAGGAGGTCTTGCACCGCGCTTGCCTAAAAATACAGTAGGCTTAGTAGCATCCGCATAGTAATATGTATAGTACGCATACCATAACTTGTTTATAGTATTGCCGTTATCATCGTGGAATGTGATTGATACTGGATCGTATCTTAACTTAGTTTGAACGATTCTTTTTCTGTTGTACTGATTTAATTGTACTGTTTGAAAAGTATAAGAAGGGAGCTTGATGTCTTTTACGAGTATACCGTAATTGCCACCTGCCCCCGCTGGATACGCTTCTTGATTTATATTAAAATAGGTATGAAATACAAACTTATATTTAGGAGCGTTAGCATAGCTGTTGGCCCTAAATGTTTTGGATGAGTGCGTATAGTCTCTGAGGACTTCGTTCCCTCCGAAAAAACCAGAAGCGAAGCCCTTCAGAAGGTCTTGTACAAACCCAGACATTAACGAGTCACCCTAATTAGGTTGGTGCGCCAATGCCAGTTGTGCTAGTACCTGATAGGATTCTACCTATAGCGGTGCCAACACCTGAAATATCTCCGCCACTATCTGCCGGAATTGGATTAGGTCCGGCCAATTGTATAGCATTATCATAAGAAATAGCTAAACCTATAGTTACTGCTTCACTAGCACCATAGTTCAATGTATTGTAGTTGGCTGATTTCAAGAAGCAACCATAAAGTTCCCAACGTTCTAAAATAATAGGGGCATTTGTACCGTTTCCACCGTCTAATATCTCAATGTTGGTCTGGAACTTATAGTCTTGACCTGTGGCTGCGCTTGATTGCTCTACAAAGTCTAGTTGTTTCTGTAGTTGTTGGCCGACATTTCTAGCAACAGTACCTGAAGCATCATCACGAACATTAACTGTTACGTCTGCCCATGTGTGCTTACCAGCTAATTTAACTGTTGAGTTGTAAACTGGTAGTGCGATTTCTGCGAAACTCAAGTTTGGACGTGAGCAGTCGATAACTTGTTTTGTTAGAGCGATACCTTCTTGGCTTACACCAAAATTGATAAAGTTAACTCTAAAACGATATTGTAATTTCGGCATCAATAGACCTTGCACTCCTGTTGCTTGGTCATCAGATGCTACTGTCATGTTAAACAATGATTGTGAGGCTGTTGCCATTTGTAAATTCTCCTACTTTAATAGTATTTATCAGTTGTGAGGGTCTCAAGACCCTCACTATTTCTCATTACGCTCCTGACAACTCACCTGTATTCAAGATACGAACTGGAATATAGATGAATTCAGCAGCCTTGACAGGCTCAACTGCGACATCGATCCACAATTCATTACGATCTATTCTAGCAGGAGTGTTGTTTGATTCATCACAGACTACTAAGTAGTCATAGATGCCTCTCTTAGCAACAAGATCGATCATCAATGATTCGACTACACCGCTGATTTGCTGACGAGTCAACGCATCGTTAGGTTCGAATACGAATGGTCTTGCTGCAACCGTCAATTGACGACGGATGTACGCAACCAATCTTGCTACGTTAGTGCGATCCAATGCGCTCTGGCTATTGAATGATGTCTTGTTACCATAGTTCAACAAGCCGTTGCCAGTGAAGAACACTAGTGGGTTGATGAAGTTGATGTATAGAACATCACGGATACCGATACGTGTCTTAGTGACTTGGAATTCACCAGTTGCACGATCCAAGTAACCGATATTCAATGCGTTGTCGATTATACCACGACGAGTACCTGCTGCCGCTAACCAAGGATAAGCGACTGTATCGTTACGCAAGAATGTACGCAACATCATGTGTGATGCTGGAACTGCTACTTCATTACCGCTCAAGTCTAATGCAATACCACTTGGGTAGAACAAGCCAAGATAAGTGTTACGTGTTACACAACCATCTTCACCTGTGCTTGTTGCACCTGCGGCATTAGTTGCCCATGCTTGAATTGCTGTTGCATCTTCTGGTAGACCCATTGGAGTGTCACCTAAGATATAACCTGTCTCACCACGATCACTATTCAATACAACCAAGTTAGGCTGTAGTTCTGGATAGTTAGGAGCAGCCAATAAGTTGAAGAAATTATCTTCATCACGTACTGATGTATTAGTATCTACTACGGCTCTCATGGCAGCAACTACCATTGCTCTCTGTGCCTTGCGACCCATGTAAGGAGCACCGTTTGATTGTAGACCGCTTGCTGATACCCATGTGCTACGAATTGTTGGCAATGTGTCGCCTGGGAAACTCAATGCATTGAAGTAGTTATTTCTCCACTGCTTGACGTTGTATCCACTACGACGAGTATTAAACAACAACATACCAACTGGATAGTTAGCATTTTCTGGAGCATCTAAGTCCAAGTTGTTGCTTGTCAACAATGACACGATTGTTGGGATCGGATCATTTGCTGGGTTGATAGTGTTTTGATTACTTGACCAACGTGCATCAGCGAACAATACGCCTGAGCTACTTGTTTGATCAGCATTATCGATCAATACCCACTTATCTTCACCGTCAACATTCTGCCAACGACTGATTACTGGATAGTTTTCAAGATCGCTTGTGTCGATC